GTCCTGCTCATTTTTATTAAATTGTGCCATAAATCACTCACTCCACGATAATCTTTCTGGTTGATATCTTTGTGCGTTTTTAATTCTTGAAGTATTTACCTGATTGGGATAAATGTTATGAACGATTGCTCCAGGATACTCTCCTTGAATCTGTTCCGCAAGTTCGTTTTTAGAAAGCATTTTACCTTCTACTTCTAAACGATAAAGTTTACCTTCCCAAACTACATCAGCAAAAAAAGATTCACTCGCTTGCTCTGGTTGAGAAGATCCAACATTTAGGGTTCCATTAAAATCACCATTAATAGTAATACTTTCTGAAATAAACTGTTGAAAACTTTTCATTAGCGGCACCTCCAACGACGTAGTGCTTTGTTGATTCTTGAATCTGGATCTCTTGCAGTTTTTGCTGAAGTGAGTTTAGATCGCATTCCTTTCATACGACTACAAAAGTTTTTTCTTCTTTTTGCTCTTTTACCAGTTGGTTTCTTTTCTGTTACTGCAGTTTGAAGTTTTGAACCGGGATTCTCACGGCGATATGCATTAACTGCTTTTTGACTTAATCCATCAGTTTTGTCCTGACGATTAACTTTTTGCCAATCTTCTTCAAGTTCTGTTCTCCAATCCGAATAACTCTCCTTGACACAATTTGGAACTAGTTTTTTACCTTTCTTCTTCATTCCAACCTGTTTATAACCATCCCAACAAGGATCAGTCTGCTCATCCATAGACCCGTGAACATTATGCTCACCACTATCAATATAATCGGCAGCAGCATCCAAGTAATCTGCTGCTTTAGTAATTTTAGATTGAACCCATGCTTCAATATTTCCCTCACCTTTCATTTTTTTACGAAGTCTTTTTGCCGCAGAAATAATTGTAGAAATTTCGGAACGAGCCATAGAATGTTCATGATCCGGTTGTTTCTCCTCATTTGCCGGATGAACAGTGGCAATATTGTACTTCATTTGATTTGTTGAAAGCATTACTGGTTGAGAGTACATTGACCAATATTTAGGACCCATCTTACATTCTTGTTGAGTCTCATTTTTCTTACAAGCAGGACAATATCTAATCATTTCAATTGCTTCTGATTTTGTTCCCCAGTTAGCAGCACCAACTTTACGACACTTTACAAGTGCTCCAGAAGCATAAGCACTTGGCCAAACATCATATCTAGATTTTACCTTGTGGTAACAAGCATCCTTTTTACCACTACCTTTTCCTGGTTTGTCTTTAACTTCTTGTAAATCCATTTCTTCAGATCTTACTTTTCTATCGGTTTTTACCATAGTTGGTTTAGAAGCACCAGATTTTTGTGGTTGATTTGGATCTTCTCTTCTTTTTGCTGCTCGTGCGGCAAGTCTCTCTACCTTACTCATTGAAGCACGCTTTTCGGACGATACACATTTAGGAGTAGCAGTTTCACCCTCCTCTCTAGCACAAGCATCACCATCTACAACATCTACCCAACCAGGTTTTCCACCTTTTGATTTTGATTTTCCAAACCAATCACGAAGACCTTCTTCCTTTATATTTACATCCTTAAACTTTTTGTGGTGCTTTTTAGCTTCAGACTCCATTTTTTTCAAGCGAGTATAATAATCTGGAATTTCATCAAGATGTTGTAAAGCAATTTTTTTAGCAAGTTCGTGATTTTGCGTATGCTCATGCTCAATTGGTTCTCCAATATCTAGTTGTTTTTGAATAAAAGAAACATCCATACGATGCTTCTTTGCAATTTGTTCAACCGTTTTAAATGATTTTAATTGCTCTTCCAATTTTTTCTTACGACCTTGGCAGTGAGCTCTTTGAGAAAATCCTTTTGGATTGTCGCAATCGATAGATTTTTTGTATTTTTCCGACCAACCCATTAGAATAGTATAGTTACTCTTTATTATTTAGAAAACCTTGTTTAAGTAATTTTGATAGTTCTGAAGTTGATCCCACAAAAACTGCATTATTTGTTACGTTGCTCGTCGTTTTAACTGTCTCATCCTCAACATCCTTTAATTTTTTTTGTAAATCTATAAGTTTATCAGTAACATCGCCTACACTTTTAATAAGTTGTCCAGCAACCTCATATGCTCTAGGACTTCCGCCTTCTCCGGCAAGTTCCATTATTCCATTGATTGCTTCTTGTCCTTTCTCAATCAATGAATATAAATTTGCTCTTGTATACTCATAATCTTTTTGAATATCCTCACTTTTTATTGGTTGAATGTTCAAATCTTCCTTCACTTTTTCTACTTCAATAATATTACTTTCAATATTAAGAGCGGAATCTATGCTATCAAATTTTTCTCCCATATTTTTAACCTTTCATTTATATATCTATTCTTCTAGTTGGACTATAAGATCTAGAATCTGTAAACGTAATAGTTTCTTCATTAAATCCAAAGTCATCATCAACATCAATTAAATTATCATCTTCACTCGTTAGTAAATCAATAGAAGTATTTTGTGAGTGTGTGGATATTATTGTATTATCATATCCTCTCTTAACGATTAAGGTCGTAGAGTCTACAATCTCCAAAACTTTCATTACTTCACTATCTATTACAATTCTATTATTTTCTGATAGTCCACTAGTAGTATTGATATTTAATCTTGTTTCTGTTTTTGTAATATCTTCAGACAGAATTGCAGTGTTATCATTGTTATAGTCTTTAATTGCTTTAGGAGTGGCAACATATCTTAACTCTCTTTTAGCAACTTCTTTATTCGTATCATTATAATAATCCACCTGAACCTTCTTAATAAGTCCTTCTGTGGTATCTGCAATTGGACCAAATAGATAAGTTTTAGCAGTAAATCTTAAAGTGTAAATTAAAGATCTTCTTGTAGAAAAATCTCCTTCATAATCATCCTGAAAATCTATTGAATCTAAAACAATTGGTATATCTTTTTTTTCTCCTATAGAATCAATAAGATCTATAGTTATTGTGAATGATGGTTGAAAGTAGGGTAAAATTTGCTCTACAATTTGTAAAGCATCATCATTTAATTTGGTTAGAATATTTAATTCAAATCCAATATTATATGGAACAGGCATAAAAACTTTTTTCAAATTTTGTCCATCAGAAGCCTTAAATGTTTGTGTAACTCCAGATTTTCTACTTGAATCATATTGTATTGAAGTCATTTCAAATGACATTCTAGGCAAAGTAATAGCAACAGCTCTGTTTAATTCTGCTTGCTGTTGAATCTTTGCCAGAAATTTTTGAATAGGTCCGTAAGCAATTCCAACTTTAGTTTCATCTAAAACTTGATCACTCTTATCTTTATGTTGGATGTAAATGTTATTAAATAAAGTTCCAAATCCAATAATAGTTTTTCTAATAATTTCGTGATAATAATATGTTCCTAACATTAGTATTCTCCAAATGGATTAGACTCTGAAAAATCAATTATTGAATTTGCTTCTTCCTGTAGTTCTTGGTTTTGATCATATGAATCATCATAACTATCAGTTGTGTATGATGAAACCAAATATATTGCTGAAGATATTCCTCCAACAACAATTTCTCCAGGATAAAATTCTCCATTATTTATAGAAACCCTCAAATATGTTATTGATGAAACTCCTATAGAGGCAGGAATAGTTCTAAAATCTTTCACTCTTGCTTTAGTTCCTGATGTCTGACCTTCAACTAGTTCGTTGTAAACAAAAGTACCAATACCAATTGATGATGTTCCAGCAATTGAAACTGTTGGCGCTTGAGTATATCCATAACCAGTATTGGCAAATCTGAGAGATGTTACCTGTCCATTAGAAATTACAGGATCAACGATGGCAGTAACTCCAACGGATGGTCCACTAATCGTTACAATTGGTTTAGTATAATATCCACTACCACCATTTATAGTAAAGGTTGTGATTCCACTATCAACAATTATGGCGGTCGCTGCTGCTCCAACACCATCTCCCCCAAAAATAGTAACAGTTGGAGGGTTTGTATTGGTATACCCAGAACCTGGATTAGTTATCAAAATAGACTCAATGGAACTTACACCACCTTTAGTTGTGGTGATTGCTACCGCAGTCGCAGTTGTTCCTGATATGGGACTTGATATTGATACACTTGGTGATGTAGTATATCCAGAACCATCATTATTAATAACTATTTGTCCAACCATTCCAGACCCACCAACAAAAGCTGTGGCTGTTGCTGTAACTGCTGTTCCAACTAAAGTTAACGTAGTTATATATCCTTCATCACTAACGGTATCATCTATTTCATCAATCGAGGTATCTATTAGTTCATTTTCATACTCATAAAGTTCACAGTTCAATTCGTAAATATAATTTTTTCCTAATTGATAAAATGGTTTTTCAAATTCTACGTGTTTTATTTCAAACAATCTTTCTCCAAGAGGAAAATAAATCAAATCACCCTCTTTCGGTCTAGTAGTCAAATTTCCAAGATCATAATCTGTAATTAGACCGTCATCAATTCCAGATGAAATTCCTTGTAAAAATGGAGTAATAAATTCTTCAAATCTTTCTCTGGATATTGTAAGTATTACTTCATTTCTCAATGAAATGCCAAATTTAGTCATTAAATCGGCACCAGGAGAATATCCTTCATAATTGTTTAGGTATGCTTCAATAATAAAGTTATCATCAAATTTAGAGGATTGAACCTCTCTAATAATATCATCAGTTTTAAAAAATTTTCTAGGAAGATAATAAACATCTATTCCAAATATTTTCAAATGTTCATTAATTAAATCTTGGATTAAAAATT